CGGACGGCTCGCGGCGCTTCCGCGAGGCCTATATCGAATCTGCGAAAGGCTCGGGCAAGTCACCGCTTGCCGCAGGCGTCGGCCTGTACATGCTCGTGTCGGACAACGAGGAACGCGCCGAGGTGTACGCCGCCGCGACGAAAAAGGAACAGGCGCAAATCCTGTTTCGTGATGCCGTGGCAATGGTCGATCTGTCACCGGCGCTGACCGCCCGCATCACGAAGTCAGGCCGCGCCGAGCGGACGTTCAATCTTGCCTACATCGCGAAGGCTTCGTTCTTCCGCACGATTGCGAGTGACAGCACCGGCCAGTCGGGTCCGCGTCCTCACTGTGCACTCATTGACGAGATTCACGAACACAAGGATCGCACCGTTATCGACATGATGCAGGCCGGGAAAAAAGGACGCCGCCAGCCGCTCATTTTCATGATCACGAATTCAGGCTTTGATCGCACGTCGCTCTGCTACGAGAAGCACGAGTACGGGCAGAAGATCGCCGCGCAGCAGCTTGACGACGACGCATTCTTTTCCTTCATCTGTTCACTTGATGAAGGCGACGACCCATTCGAGGACGAAGCTTGCTGGGTGAAGGCGAACCCGTCACTCGGGCAGACCATCCAGCGGTCGTACCTTGAAGAACAGGTTCGGCAGGCTCGCGGCATGCCTTCGCTTGAATCGACCGTTCGCCGGCTGAATTTCTGCCAGTGGGTCGATGCTGCTGATCCGTGGATCAGTACCGACCTGTGGACGTGCTGCGAGGTCGGCGCACCGACGCTCGTGCAGCAGATGGCCCCGCAGACTGAAGGTGCAGGACTGTGGGCGAAGGTCGTCACACAGGCACTCAGTGAGCGTGATGCGCTGATCGAGCGCATGACAGGCCGCGAAGTTCTCTGTGGGCTTGACCTGTCCGGCACGCGCGACCTCACCGCGCTCGCTGCTGCCTGTGTGCAGGAGGATGGCAGCGTTGATGCCCTGGTGGACTTCTGGACACCTGACGAAACTATCGAGGAACGTGCACGGCGTGACCATGTGCCGTACCCGGTATGGGTCAAGGCAGGCTTCATGCACGCATCGAAGGGCCGCGCCGTGAACTATGGCGACGTGGTGACGCGGCTCGCAGAACTCGATGCCGTGCTGACGATCACCGGCATTGCGTTCGACCCGTACCGCATCAAGTACTTCGAACAAGACCTTGACGACGCTGCCCTGTCACTGAAGCTCGTGCCGCACGGGCAAGGCTTTCACCGCGCCGCGGAGTCAGGCCTGTGGATGCCCCGCTCCATCGAACTGATGGAACAGCTTGTGTTCGACCGCAAGCTGCGGGTCGCATGGAATCCCTGCCTTCGGTGGAACGTCTCAAGTGCGGTCACCGAGACCGACCCGAAGAACAACCGCATTTTTAACAAACGCAAGGCGACCGGCCGCATTGACGGACTGGTCGCCCTGACGATGGCCGTTGCACTTGCGCTCGCAGGTGCCACCGAGCGTCAACCGGAATACCAGATTTTTTTCCTGTAGGGGCTTCCATCATGAAACGTGCATTTACGCTGCTGACGATCCGCAGCACGGACGACGACGCCCGCGTGATCGAAGGCATTGCATCGACACCGGCACCGGACAGCTATGACGACATCGTGGAACCGCTCGGGGCGAAGTACGCAATCCCGATGCCCCTGCTGTGGCAGCACCGCGCCGACTCGCCTGTAGGTCACGTGGAGTTCGCGAAGCCGTCAAAGGATGCGATTCCGTTCAAGGCCCGGATCATGAACTCCGACACACCGGGACCACTGAAGGACCGCCTTGACGAAGCATGGGAGTCGGTGAAGCTCGGCTTGATCAGGGCCGTAAGCATCGGCTTCAAACCCCTCGAATTTTCCCGCATGGAGAACGGCGGCTTGCGCTTTCTCTCATGGCAGTGGCTCGAACTCTCGCTCGTGACCATTCCGGCCAACAGCGAAGCAACCATCAACGTAGTGCGCAGCGTCGATGCAACCGAACGGGCCGCGACAGGCCAGGCGTCGGACGTGATCGAACTCGCTGAATCGCACATCGTGCGACTGCACGAACAGACCTCGCGCGCCCGCGACCCCTTCGTTATCCGCACCATTCACCGGAGTGCGAAATGAAATTCTCGATTCAGGAACAGATCGCGGCGTTTGAAGCACGCCGCTCCACCGCCAACACGCGCATGGTTGAAATCATGGAAGCCTCGGCGGAAGCTGGCGCGACCCTTGACACGGCACAGCAGGAAGAATTCGACGGACTCGAAGCCGATATCAAGTCCATTGATGATCACCTGAAGCGCCTGAAGGCCATCGAAGCGCAGGCCGTGCGCAGTGCTTCCCCGATCATCGTCACCGACCCGACCAGCGCGGCGGCGGCTCGCGGTGCCGTCATCACAGGCGGTGCCCGCAGTGTCACCGTGCAGCGCAATCTGCCGAAGGGTACGGCCTTCACCCGCTATGCGATTGCGCTGGCCCGCTCGCACGGCAATCTGCTTCAGGCCGCCGAGGTCGCACGCGGCTGGCATGACAGCACGCCGGAAGTCGAAACCGTGCTGCGTGCTGCGGTGGCCGCAGGCACGACGACCGATCCGGCATGGGCCGCGCCGCTCGTGGACTATCAGAACATGACCGGCGAGTTCATCGAACTGCTGCGCCCTGAAACCATCATGGGGCAGATCACCGGGTTCCGCCGTGTGCCGTTTAACACGAAGATGCCTGCGCAGACCTCTGGCTCGTCCGCAAACTGGGTCGGTGAAGGCCAGCCGAAGCCCGTCAGTGCGCTGGGCTTCGCGACGGTGACACTCGGCTTCAGCAAGGCCGCAGGCATCGTTGTGATGACTGACGAACTGGTGCGGTTCTCGAATCCTTCTGCCGAAGCGATCGTACAGCGCGACCTGATCGAAACGATTGCACAGTTCCTTGATGTGCAGTTCATCGACCCGGCTGTGGCGGCGGTGGCGAACGTGCATCCGGCCTCGATCACCAACGGCGCACCGACTATCGTTGCCAGTGGTCCGACCGCCGATGATCTGCGGCAGGACGTAGGCACGCTGTTCGCGATGTTCGTTCAGTCGAACATGAGCATTCGCGGTGCGTACTGGATCATGGACCCGGTGATGGCGCTCTCGATTGGCATGCTCTCGAATGCGCTCGGTCAGGCCGAGTTCCCCGGCATCAACATGAACGGCGGGATTTTCTTCGGCCTGCCGGTCGTCGTCTCTGCGAACGTGCCGCATCACACCAGCACGGGCGACACTGACCCGGCCACGACGATGATGGTGCTGGTGCTGCCTTCGGAAATCCTGATGGCCGACGATGGCGGTGTGACGCTTGACGCATCGCGGGAAGCCTCACTGCAACTCGACAGCGCCCCGGCAGCAGGTGCGGCGAACCTCGTGAGCCTGTGGCAGAACAACATGATCGCACTGCGTGCCGAGCGGTTCATCAACTGGCAGCGCCGCCGCAATCAGGCTGTCGCTTACATCTCGGGGGCACGTTACGGCGGGAACTTCATCATTCCGGCTCCGTCGGCACTCAATGCCGACGACGCGGACGCCACCAAGTCTGCGAGCAAGGTGACGACCACGCGCAGCTGACGTTCCGCATGATCTGACCGCACAGGGGCACCCGTCACAGGGTGCCTTTTCTTTTTGAGGTGTGCCATGAAGGTGAAAGCCTTGCGCCGTTTTCCCTACGGTCGGCGCGAATACAAACCCGGTGAGGAAATCGAAATGAGCGACAACGATGCGAAGCTGCTGGCCGCGACAGGCCGTGTCGAACTGCCTGACGATGATCAGGGCAAGACGGTGAAAAAGGAGACGACCGAGAAGCCCGCCAAGGACGGCAAGGTCGAAAAAACCGAGAAGGTCGAGAAGACCGAGAAGGCCGAACGCTCCGAGAAGCCTGCCCGCGATGCTGACGACGATGCCGATCAGGGCCGCAAGGGCAAGGACAAGAAAGGCGGCACCTACAAGCGGCGTGACGAACATGCCGAGGACACGGGCGACGGTGACGGGAGCGAATGACCATGCGACTTTTCGGCATTGAGATCACACGCGCCGCGAAGCCGGGTGCTTCGGTGCCGATGAATGCGCAGGCGGTCGGAAGCGGTGCACTCGGCCCCTTCGGCTCGGGCGGCTGGTGGCCGCTGATTGTGCGTGAACCGTTCTCGGGTGCGTGGCAGCGGAACATCGAACTGCGCCCCGAGACGATCCTCGCCTATCACGCGGTGTACGCCTGTATTACGCTGATCAGCGCCGATATCGGCAAGCTCGCCATGCGGCTGATGCTCAACGAGGGCGGCGTCTGGTCTGAAGCGACCAGCGCTTCCTTCTCACCTGTGCTGCGCAAGCCGAACGGGTTTCAGAACCATATCCAGTTCATCGAAAACTGGATCATGTCGAAACTCACGCGCGGCAATACGTACGTGCTGAAGGACCGCGATCAGCGCGGCATCGTGACGGCGCTCTATGTGCTGGACCCGACCCGCGTGCGCCCGCTCGTGACACCTGACGGCGATGTGTATTACGGGCTGTCGGTCGATAACCTCGCAGGCATCCCCGAGGGTGACGTGACGGTACCGGCGACCGAGATCATTCACGACCGCATGAACTGCCTGTTTCACCCGCTCGTTGGTACGTCACCCCTGTTCGCCTGTGCGCTCGCTGCACGGCAGGGGCTGGCGATCCTGAACGACAGTGCCTCGTTCTTCGAGAACGGCGCCCAACCGGGCGGCATCCTCGTTGCACCCGGCGCGATCAGTGATGAAACGGCGAAGCGGCTTAAGGAGAAGTGGGAAGAAAACTTTACGGGCAGCAATCGCGGGCGGCTCGCCGTCCTCGGGGATGCCCTGAAGTACGAACCGCTGACCATGAACGCGGTCGATTCTGAACTGATCGACCAGCTAAAGATGACCAGCGAAATCGTGTGCAGTGTGTTCCACGTGCCGGGATACATGATCGGCGTCGGCACCATGCCGACCTATAACAACATCGAAGCCCTGTCGCAGAACTACTATTCGCAATGCCTTCAGTCACTGATCGAATCGCTCGAACTGTGCATGGACGAAGGCCTTGCGCTGCCGGTCCAGTACCGCACCGAACTGGACCTTGACGGCCTGCTTCGGATGGATACCGCCACCCTCATGAAGACCCTGAGCGACGGTGTAGGGGGCGGCATCGTCGCACCCAATGAGGCACGCAGGCGGCTGAACATGAAGCCCGTCAAGGGCGGTCAGACGCCCTACCTGCAACAGCAGAACTATTCACTTGCGGCACTCGATGAACGGGACCGCAACGACCCGTTCGCGAAGCCTGCCCCGACCCCAACCCCGACCCCGCTGCCGCAGGACGGAAGCGGCCCGCAGGCCGGTGAAGGTGAACCGAAGGACGGCAGTAACGGTGACGCCACGCAGACCGATGAAGAACGGGCGTCGGCGTGGCTCGCCCGCCTGCTTGAGAGGCTTTCCGACCATGCGTGACGTGACGAATATTCCCAATGAACTGCT